ACAATACTGCAATATGGACACATAACTTTGTCAACCCCCTCAAGTGATAAGTAAATTAAGGGGTGACCTCCAGAGTCTTCACCTTTGCAACACACTGTTGTTTCGTTAAAAACCTGTATTGTTTTAGCCATTTTCCTTAAGTTGCTGTAACTCGTGCATGGTATAACCAAAATGACTTTGCAGACGTTTTGCGGCATAACCTGGTGTTTTTATACATTGGATTAAAAGTTCTTTTTCTGCTTTGACGGCAAGTCTTATATAATCGTCTTCATTCATAATGTTTTCCTGAGTGACCTGATCCTCCACATGCATTACACACGTAAGTTGTGTCAATATCCTTATCAGCGAGTCTGTGAGATTTTGTGTAGCCATTACCAAGGCACTCTTCACAAATTTCGTAGATTACTATTTTATCTTTTATTTTCATTTTTCCCCCTTTTAACATTATTCTTTTTCCTTTATTACACATTCCTGTTTATATTTTGTATAACCAAATATAGTTACAGCTGGTTTTTTTGGGTCTGATTTTGACCAGCCTTTATCGACCCATACACAAGTATAATTTCGTTCTGCATTTTTTCTTGCTACAAAAAAATCTGCGTTACTCCAAGTGTATAAATTAATTGCTAGTCCTAGTATTATTGTTTCCATTTTTGTTTATCCTTTTTTCTAATTTTTTCTTTTTAAATAATGGTGCGAGTTTGTATTCATCGACAAGTTCAATATCAAACTCTTGTATAATTCTCGAACTTCTAAAACCTTTGCGCACTGTATTAGTGCTAAAGTTTAAACAGATGTATCCGAGAACTTCTTGATTGTTGAAGTGTCTATTTGATAACATAATTTTATCTGCAACAGCACAACTTCTAATTTTACCAAAGTAGTGTTCTTTATAATCACCAGTAGCCGTAAAGGTGAGTAAAAATAAATAAATACTTGGAAATATCATTTTATCTCTCTACAAAAAATGTAATGATGATCTTTCCAGTGATGACATGACTGCACATGTATAGCCTTCATTTTTCGACCACCAAACTCAAATTCTGAATCCATCGTAACACCACAACTTACAGGTGCTGATATGTGGATACCTTTAACATAATCATCATGCTGCAAAGAATCATCACGATATGCTGCAGCATAATTTTTTGTTGTTTTATACAATAAAAATTGCGCCCATCTTAATTTAGTCATTTATCCCCCAATAAAACTTTTTTAAATTCATCAATGCTCATGTCTTTTTTCTTTGCTTGAAAGGCTACATGATCATCAATCAATTTTTTTACATAGACTCCAGGTGACCTATACTTTATCTCACCCAACGCTTTCAACAAACGATATTGGTCTATTGCAATTGCTACACTCTTCCATTTATGGACATTCATTTTATCTCCTTTCTAATCATGACAAAAACAAGTATCAGTTGCTGAATCAAATTCAAACAACTCTAACTGGTCTTGAGTGTTCTTTAATAATTTTGCATAACTAGGTCTATCTTTCCTAAAGTATGCAGCTCGATCGTTTCCTGTTCCTATATTTTTTGTTTCTTGTTTAATCCACCAGTCCGCTAGCTTTGGATCTGATTTCATTATGTTTCTGATAGTATTTGCACCCTTCAAAAAACATAAATCGCAGTTACCCTGTGGTGTTTTACCACCTATATTGGGTAATTCTAAATCAAAACTGTTCTCACTCCAGAACTTAAATACATCTTGCACAGTCTTACGAGCGGCATGTAATGGAGCTTCAGTTTCCCATCGTTCTTTTTTATTTCTGTTAGCAAGTCTTGCAACTCTGTGTGGCTCATCATAACGCAAACCAACATAACTATTCCAATATTCAAACCCTTTGTAAAACATACAATAAGATCGCATGGGTTTTATCTTTAGATAAGATGTGCAATATCGTGTAACAGGATTTGGTAAAAATCTTTTGCTGTCGATAAGCTCTTCATAAGGTCTGCCATTTCTTGACGCCGATTCGTAATTAACTATTCTAATTTTATGCTCTTCGTTGTTATCCCACTCGACCCAAACAATAGGGACATCCCAGTTAGTTGCACAAGCATGCACAAAATCTAGTGTTTGTGGCATTTCTTTGCCTGTATTAGCAAACACCACAGGCAGATCGTCTGGCAGTTTACCATTAAAAGCTTGTAATATGTGATACAACATATATCCGGAAGTTCGACCTCCAGAAAAATTTATGACACCTGGTGTTTCTAACTCAAAAGGATTACTCATCGCCGTGCTTTGCTGCATATTCTAAATTTACCAAAGCTCGAGCGGCATCAGTGCCAAACAAAGTATAACCAAACTCATTTTCAGGGTCAGTTATCTTTAAATTTTTAAGTTTATCTACAAATACATTTAATTCTTCGTTAGATGTAGGTTGACCACGATGATCATTTATATCTACATCGCTAAGTATTTCACTTATTTGTTTTAATAACTTTTTTACTTTTTGTGACTTCATAATATCCTAAGTATATATAACTTTATAAGAGTAGTCAAGATATATTGACACTACTTACAATTATTATATAATATTAGTATGATTAATACACAACTACTAGAAAAAAAAGTTGCTCTAGAGCATTTGTGGACTAAAAAATACATTGAAAAAGGTAAGTATACAACAGATATGGTGCCTTTGACAACACAAATTAAAAAGCTTACAAAGCAGCTTATTATTAACGACTAGGTAGCCATACCGAAGTCATCACCGACGGCAACGTCGACAACACTTGGAACTTTTAGTTTCATGCACCCCTCCATTACTGTCTTAATTTTTTCTATTTGACTTTTGTCCTGTAAATTAAAACACAATTCATCGTGTATTTGTAACAAAGGCGTGAAACCATTCTCATGACAGGCTACGATTGCTGCCTTAGTTTGATCTGCAGCAGATCCCTGAATTAATCTGTTTAATGCTTTATATGTAAAAGCTCTCTTTATATTACTAGAACCATATTTTGCTGAAGCGTTTTCAAACTTTTCTGGAGTATGTACACCAAAATCTTTTGGCTCCCACATATCGAAACGACACTTACGACCAAGTTTTGTTCTAATAACACCTTCACTATTTGCTTTTTGCATACATCTATCTGATAATAATTTTACAAAAGGTGCTTTAGTATTGTATTTATTTATTAAACTTTGTGCCTCTTCAAAACTTACACCTAACATGTTTGATAATTTATGTTTACCCATACCATACATCAAACCTAAACCGATCGTTTTAGCTTGTTTACGCTCTATACCCACAAGATCAGCTACTGTTTGGTGAAAGTCAGCACTTGCATTTGAATAAGCATCCACTAATTCATGTGAACCCTCATAGCCTTCACCAATACTAGCTGCATAGTGAACCACGAGCCGTGGCTCTTGTTGCGAGTAATCAAAACTTGCCCACAAATCACCCTCTTCCGGTAAAAATAAACCTCGTATCATAGGTCCAAACTCTTTATTTCTTGCTGGCAGCTGCTGTAAATTAGGATTTGACATTGACAAACGACCTGACACAGTGCCACCTGAGTCTGATCTTAACTGATTTATCTCACCATGTATTCTACCATTATGCTCATACTTCATTATAGAATTTAAAAAAGTATTATGAAATTTATTTATCTCCCGAGCTTGTACAATAAACTTAGAAATCTCATGCTCACTATTTACTAACCAATTTTGTGTAAAGCTTGGCTCACCTGACTTTGGTGTTTTGGGGTACTCAATATTTAAACGATCAAAAGCAAAACCTATTTGCCTTGCGTTCCATATGTCAACATCTTTACCCACTAGTTTATTTATCTGCTGCAATATAACCTTTTCTTTTTTAATAAAATTATCTTTTAACTGCTCTGCTTTTTCTTTATTTACACGGATGCCTTTTTGTCGCATCTCAATAAGTATAGGCAACAAATCTCTTTCAAGATTCCAAATTGTCCCAAGGTTTTGTTTACTTATTTCATGTTTAAAACGCTGCCATAAAAGATACGTGAGCCGTGCATCTTGTTCCGCATAATATCCAACATGTTCTGCTGGCAATTTCCACATCTCCATTTTAGGATCAACACCATGCGCTTTTGCTGCCTCTATCAAATCTGTTTCTGCTTTTAACTCACCTATGTAATCTTTAGCTAGTGCATTTAATTTGTAACTGTATCTGTTTTCATCTATTAAAGCACCAGCAATCATGGTATCTACAATCTGGCCACGCACATCAATGCCGTAAGCTTTTAACCACCCAACATCATACTGCGCATTATGAAAAATTTTACGACAAGGTAATTTACAAACATCATGCATATATTTTAAAACTTGCTCTTTAATCAGGTTACCGCCACCGAAATGACCAAAAGGGTAGTAAGCTTGAAAACCCTCTGTTGCCACAGCAAAACCTATAATCTCACCACGACCTAAAGCCCATCCTGCACCTAGACCTTTGTTAATACCATCATCCCTAGTTTCTAAATCAATAGCTATCTCTTCTGCATCACTAAGATCTCTATACTCGAGTGGTGATGACCATATATGTTTTTTAAAATTAAATGTCAGTTGTAAGCTAGTCATCCTTGTAATCTCTTTCTATTATCATGTCTATATAATGTTTTGCTTTCTCTAGATCGTCTTTACCACCTTTACCTTTGTGTCTACATACGTATTTGATAACGTTGCCCTCAGCAAAAAGGATTTTGTTTTCATTAATAAATTGTGATGGTTGTATTTTAAACACTGTGTAGTATTGACCACCTCGTGCCCATAAATTATTTTTCATGTAAAAAATCTCTTTTTATTTCATCAAGTAAGTTCAAATAAGTTAGTTGATTTTTGTCCTCTTCAAACTCGATTGTCAGCATCATTCTTACACCATTGTAATTAATAACCATATGATCTTTTTGATTATTGAATATAAACCTGCTTCCAGGATAATATTGCAGCTCTATAACAGAATGATTTACATCATTGTATTCTCTAAAAAATGTGTGTGATTCATTTGGTGTCATAATAAGAGAGTTTATACATACACCCCTGTTTGAGTCCCTATGCCAATTGTAAATTGTTTTGTCTTCCATTTTCAAAACACCAGCTTTATATTTATGTCTGCCGTATAACCAAATATAAAAATCATCTGCAAACAAAATGTTTAACGGAATCGGTGTTGCTGTAAAGTTAAAATATTTTACCCATTGGGTGTCGGGATTAAACACTATATTGTGTAATTCAGGACTATAAAATTGACCTACGGGTAATTCTTCAAAGTAAGGGCTCATTCTCTCTCCTGTATGTAAACTAAGTAATCCATGCCTATCGGATAATTATACTTATAATCTGTGGATAATATATGTAAAGTATTTTTTGCCCGTGTAACACCTGTATAGTATACACGTTTTTCGTCCGATTGTTCATGGGTATTTTTATTAACAAAGGCTGAAGGCCAATTGGTTTTAGAATAAATCAATACATTATCTGCCTCACCACCCTTAACAGAGTGAATGGTGTCTATGATAATTTGAGGATCAGCATTTAATTGTTTTTGCCCGTATCGTTTTAACAATCGAATAAAATATGTTACTTGTTCTGGTTTAAAGTTGCGCTGTAATATCTCCCACCATGGTTTGTTTTTAGCTTCATCTGGTAAGTCTAGACCACACCACTCTTTTAATCCTTTAAAATCATATTCTTGGTAATCAGGTAGACTACTCCAAAACTTATCACGTCTAAAACTTAAATCTTTTAATTCACGAATAAATTTAAACATCGTTTCAGCAGCTCTCTTATCTAAGCTTTTACCTTTTGTGATTTTTGTCCATGCTTTGATTGCAGACCATTGAGCACTATCAAACGATCTAGTGCCTTTATTGTCGCCATAATATAAGCCAGCATCTTTGGCACACATTCTTAATTCATTTACAGTTGTATTAACTCTACCCAAAATATACCAAGTGCCAGGTAAAGTGCCTATGGGTATCTCGTTAAAGTTAAGATATCTTTTAACCGCACCTGATTTGTTCAAAGCTTCATATTCTTTTTCTACACTATCGACTATCCCTCTTCGTATAATTTGAGAGAAGTGATGAATAGCCTCACCAAATCGTCTAGTCTTTCTAAGTACAACTTTTCTACCTGGAAAATATGTTGTAAAATATTTTGGATCTGCCCCATTCCATTTATATATACCCTGATCATCATCACCGGCTAAATAAATTCTTTTTACATTAGCACACATTTTATAAATTACAGACCATTGTAATGGTGTGAAGTCTTGAGCTTCGTCCAAAATTAAAATTTCTAACGGCGGAAAGTTAACCTCATCTATAGAGCGTTCAATCATGTCAGTAAAATCTATAAATGATTGTTTTTTGTATGTTTCGTAAGTATCTATCTTTCTTAAAAATATATCTAAGCTATCTCTTTTGTATGATTCTTTTTTATAAACTAGCCTTGGATCCTCTAACATATTTCTAGCTTTGTCATAGATACCTAAAGACCAATCTTTGTATGTAAAATTGTCGTCTGATAAGCGCGCGTCAGATGTTTTAATTATTTTAGCCTGTAAGGCATAGTCCAACATACAATTTTTTGGATCAAAAACCTCTTCTTCAAAATATCTACGACAATACTTATGCAGTGTTTTAAATCTTTGAAAGTCATCATCTGTATATTGAGTAAAGGCAGCTAAAGCTCTATCTCGAGCTGTATTGACTGCTTTATTTGTAAAAGAAATAAAAGCAATATCTTTTGGATGTACCCCTTTGTTAAGATGACCCTTTAATACACGTTCTATTAATGTGTAAGTTTTACCTGTTCCAGGCGGTCCAAAAATCTTAATTGTTTTTTGGTGTATCTTTTTGTGCTTCTGGAGCTCTAAATTTTCCTGCATGATATTGTTCATCCATTTCACTAATTGAATCTTTTGGTTTTGCTTTCACTGCTTGATGGTTTACGAAATCAGGCATTTCAACACACCAAACATTTTTTTCACCTTCGTGGTAATCCTTTCTCTCACAACCTAACAACCTAAGTGCATCAGCGGTTGTGTTAAAAACTTTGGTTGCACTTTTCTTTATAAATTTATCAAGAGTTAATTTTTTAAAATAACATAAATTAGACTTACTATCCAATACAACATACCCATCTTTTAATTTATCAAATTTGTCCTGCTCTATATGTGTTTCAAAAAAATTCTTTAATACAGAATATCGCTCTTCTTCAAGCGTATCTGCGTATGTGTGTTCTAGACTTTCCTCAGATTGTTCTACAATACCTTTCATCAAAAGCTCGAAAGGACTAGGACCTTTTCGTGGTTTTGGTAGTGTAAGCCAAAACACTCTGTGTCTTAAAAGCCTAACTCTAAAAGACTTTTCATCTTTCATATCTTCAGGTGTAATCGTTATGTGTTGACCTTTATAATCAAATTCATACCAAATATTTTTTGTGTCTTGAATGTATTTAATATTGGTAAATTGTTCAATCACATCAGGTACAGCATCACCTATTCCAAGACTTCTGGTCTTGCATAAATCTTTATTACATATTGGTTGATATTCTGGATGTTTAGGAGGGCACTGAAAAGTATAGCCACCTTTTGATACGGACTTAGCTAAAGCAATGACTTCATTTGAAGATAATGGTTGTGAAAAAATTTGATTATTTCTTGCTAGTGCAATTTGTTCTAATTGCTGCACAGATAAAGATGCATCTTTTTTGCTCTCTAAAACTA